AAATACATTCATAGATACTTAATTTCGGGATAAAATGGACACAGATACAAAACTTCTCGAAATTGAATCGAGATTAGAAAGAATGCATAATGCATTGCAAAGGCAAGAAACAGAATTACAATCTTGGCGAGAGCGGAGTGTAAGGATTCCTAATTGGATTAGGAATGGTGGTATAGCATTAATGATGGCAGTATTTGCACAATCGATGGCTGCAGTATGGTGGGCATCGAAAGTAGAGAATACTCAAGTTAACATTATGAATGATGTTAAAGTAAATACAGAATATCGAATGCAAAGCTCACAGAGATATCAAGAAATTATGATAGAACTAACAAAACTCCAAGTAATGATGGAGTCATTAATTAACGAAAAGGATCGAGAAAAATGAAAACCTTAAAACAAATTAGAGAAGCATCAGGCGGGAAGGAAGCCTATCAAAAATTCTTCAATACTATGCTTAAAAAATTCGGCGTAGACTCTCCATCAGAATTAGAAGGTAAAAAGAAAAAAGAATTCTTTGATGCTATCGATAAAGGTTGGGATGGTGATAATGAACCAGCTGAATCAGTTAAAGAAGCAAGTAAGCTTAGAGCTGGTAAAGGTAAAGTCAAAATTGATGTAGATATTACAACTCCTGATAATTATATGGATAATGGTGGTGATAAAGCATATGCTAAAGATATGAAGAAGAAATATAAAATCACCGTTAAACATGGTAGAGCAGGCCAAGCAGATGTTAGTGGTAATAAAGCTGATATTTTAAAATGGTTAGCAAGTGATGATTATTATATGGATGACCAGGATATTGAAGATTTATTCCCAGAAGTTTTAGAAACATATGATGACCCAGATAATTTAGACCCGGATTCAACTCTTAACCCTGATGAAGTTCCACTTGCAAAGAAAGCAAAGGAAATAATCACATCAGAAAGCAAGGATTTTAGTCAAGCTCAGGAAGTTACTGAAAAAGATACTTTAGCTGAGCGTGGTAAAGAACCAAGATTATCATCTGCGCATAAAAACCAAATTCATAAGATTGCTAGGAAGCATTCTGGTGATATGGAAAGAGCTATAAAAGAAATCGAGAAGATGAAAATTTGGGCAGGCCAAGGTATTAAAGATAATTCATATGTAATGGACGTCCTTAGACAACATAACGAATCAAATGAAATAACTGAAAGGTTAAAACCTGGTAAAGGTAACGATTCAGTTGGTACTGATGTTGATTGGGATAATGTTGGTGATGAAAAGAAATGGATTAAGCAAGCAAAGTCAAAGTTTAAAGTCACTATTAAAAAAGATGTAGGTAAATATCATTCAGGAGCAGAGATTTCTGGTAAAAAAGCTGACATTATAAAATTCTTACAAGGGCCAATGTATGGTGGTGTAGATGATAGAGATATTGAAGATATGTGGCCTTCCCTTGTAGAAGCTGTTGACTGTGATGGTCGTTTACTTGGATTTAAGGCTGCAACTCGTAGAGCTGAAGGCCAAAAGCAAAAAGGTAGAGTCATTGTAGATAGACGTACAAGAGGTTATAGAGAAGCTAAACTACGTAGTGAAAAATACAGACTTAAGCAAGAAGCTAAACGTAAAGCAGAGGAATTTGCTAAAAGATATCCTAAAATAGATTATGCTGAAGCTTCAAGAGAAGAAATGGATGAAACTATGAAGAAGATTCAGAAAAACTTTGAACTACCAGAGACTGCAGCAAACGCTGTTGCAAGTGGTGGTGTTGATATGGCACCTAATGCTGGTAAGAAAAAGAAAGATAAATTTAAGGTTGTAAAACACGCTAACTATTAAAATGATACATTTTAAAGAATTTGTAGACCAATACAATGAAGGTACATGGCATCTTCCTAGTGATAAGAAAGTTGCAATGAAGTTTAAAAAACTAATGAGTAAACCAATTACGCTAGGTAAAAATGGTGGAGATGCTATTGATTCAATAGAACCCTTTATTGGTGATGATTCATTGTATGACGATCTTGGTGATGCTGGTAAGAAAAACCCTAAAGGGGATGCTCGTAAAATCATTACGAAGCATATGAAGGTATTAAATATTAATCCAAAGACATTTCATTGGGCTGGTCAAGAATCAATTGATGAAGTAAGTCCTGCTCAAAGACGTGCTAGGAAACAAGCTTATTTAATAAAGACTATGAAAAAATATGGCGATGCCGCTAAGATGGGTATCGATGCCAAAGATGTTAATCAACGAAGGAATACGCCTACTAGGAAGAAATCATAGGCCAGGAGTTTTAATTATGGCTCTGCAAACAATACCCCAACTAAATACAATAAATAAACTAGCAATACCATCTAGTGATAGTACTAGTGCGTACTATACTAAAAATAATTTAAAAGAACAGCAAGGGTCATATTTGACTGAAGCTACTATGATAGTGTATGATGAAATATTAAGATACCAAAGAGGTGTTAAATTCACTCATGGATTAGATGAAGCTGCAATAGCTGCATTTGATTTTGATGCATTTGCAGGTAATGTAAAATGGTTAATGGATGAATTAGTAGGAGTAGAATCTGATTGGAAAAAAGATGCATCACCAGGAATTGAAGGCAATACTGCTTATGGTTATGTACAATTTACTGAGGCGAGTGTTGCAACGGCTGTAGAGCGATATAGTTATCATATTAGAAAATTTAATTCTCGTTCTATTTTAAGTAGAAGAGATTGGCAACCACGTGGATATATTAATAGTGACAAATTAATAGGTGGTACTAAAATGCATTTGCCTGATTGGCTTTGGGATTTGAAGAATAAAACTCAACCTGAAGAAATTTTAGGTGTAACAATTGGTGGTGGATATGACCATAAAAATGATTTAGATGCATTAACATATGACCAGGTAGTAGCTTTAGCATTTGTTCACCTTCATGGTAAGAATTCTAAAGATTATAACTTTGTACAGTTAGCTAAAGGAGATGTAGCAGCTGCAAAAGAAATATATAAAAATAATCATCATATGGCATCTGGTGGTATTGGAGTAAAAAATATATTAGAAACTTTATCTGCAAAACAAAAAAATTCAATATATTTTGCTATAAAGAGAATATATGAACCAATGTATGGAAGGGGTAGCAGTTCAACACAGCTTGATGATGAAAGATATTTTAATTATTTAAAAGGATATGTTGGTTCATTCTTTTATAAAGAATATAATTGGTGGAATCCTGATGATGATTTAGGTTGGGGTGAATTTATTCTTATAAATGGTGGTAATGCATTATATCAAGTTTTTGATATGATATTTGAGGGTGAAACTGTTACAGAAGCATTTAAAGATTTAATTCAACAAGGTAAAGGTACATTCCATGCTGCTTTAAATAAAAAAGATATTAGAGATGAATTAAAAACAAAGACAATTAAACTTCAATTATATGATGATGATAATTCGGAAGGCCCAATAGTTTGGGTTGGTTTTGATAAAACTGGAGAGGTAGTTGTCTGGGAACAAGAAGATGGTAATATAACAAAAATTGTTGATACTGACATCGCAACTCAAACTAGAATTGATAAATTCTTCCAAATACATTAAAAGAAATCCACTTTTATATAAATAAGTACTATATAAAGAGGAAATGATATGGCTAAACCAACTACAAGATCTACATTACAAGACCATTGCTTAAGAGCTTTAGGTGCTCCAGTTATTGAAATTAACGTAGACGAAGACCAAATTGAAGATCGTACAGATGATGCATTACAATTCTATCAAGAATTTCATTCTGATGCAGTTGTTCGCGATTATTTAAAACATCAACTTACTGCAACTGATATAACTAATAGTTATATTACGGTTAGTGATAATATTACATCAGTAATGAGAATGTTAAGAGGTGGTCAATCATCAGGTGATTCATTATTTGATATGGGTTATCATATGAGATTAAACGATGTATTCATGATTCAAGGTGCTGCAGCACAAATTCAAACATACGAACAAAGACTTCAAAACTTATCTTTAATTGAGTTTAGCTTAAATAATGTTGAGCATATAAGATTTAGTAGACATATGAATAGAGTTCATATGGATGAAGGCTTTGGCGATTTAGAAGCAGGAGATTATATTGTATTAGAAGTTAATACTATTTTAGCACCAGATACTTATACAGATGTGTATAATGATTTATATTTAAAGAAATACCTTACAGCATTGATTAAAAGGCAATGGGGTGCAAACATGATGAAGTTTGACGGCTTCCAACTCCCAGGTGGTATAACAATGAATGGCAGACAAATGTTTGAAGATGCCATTGAAGAAATTAGGGAATTAGAAGAAGAATGTAGATTGAGCTGGGCAATGCCAGACAACTTTTTAATGGGGTAATGAATGGCAACTAGTGTATATTTTAGCGGCGCAGTAAAATCCGAACAAGATTTGTATGAAGACCTTGTTACTGAGTCCATTAAAATATTTGGACAAGATGTAGTATATCTTCCACGTCAGAGAGTATCTGAGGATGAATTATTAAATGAAGAGTGGAATCAATATACTATGGCTTTCCCTGTAGAAATGTATTTAGAGAATGCTGAAGGATTTGAAGGTGATGGTAATCTATTAGGTAAATTTGGTTTAGAGATTAGAGACCAAGCAGATTTTGTAGTAACTAAACGCCGTTGGGAGCAAACAGTAGGTGTTAACCTTGATGCTGCAGGTATTGGATATACACCTAAAGGTAAACCAGCCGAAGGTGATTTAATATATATGACAATGACTCAAAGATTATTTGAGATTAAATATGTAGAACCTAAATCACCATTCTATCAATTAGCAGACCTCCCAAGTTATACACTAACAGCTGAGTTATTTGAATACAATGACCAGCATTTTGACACTGGTTGGGATGAGATAGACCAAATAGAATGGAAGAATGCTACATCATATAGTTATATTGTTAATGGTGCAGTTGCATATACTGTTGGTGAATTAGTAACACAATGGACTGGGTCAAATGATGGTAGTGGTGACCCAATTAATGTTGAAGGTTATGTTTCTAATTGGGAAGGTAATGGCGTTAATAGAGTAACAATCATTAGTCCACATCAAAGTACAAATGGTGATGGTACATTTAAGTCATTCTTTGTTGATGCAGATGCTAATCAAAGATTAGTTGGTACAGAATCTGGAACATCACAAAATATTACAGATGACCAAAGTGGCGATGAGAAAACATTCTATAACGAAGACCCATTTGCTGATAATGATGAATTCGAAGTCGCTGGTGATTCTGTTATAGATTTCACTGAAAGTAATCCATTTGGAGACCCATAATGTTTGAAAATCATTATTACAATGAAAGTACTAGGCGTATGGTATCTGTATTTGGTTCTATATTTAATGATATGGAAGTCGTTAAAAAAGATTCTAGTGGTAAGATACTACAAAAGATTAAAGTTCCTTTAGGTTATGCACCACGAACTAAGGTTCTTGCACGTTTAAATGAACAAACAACTGGTCCTAATATAGCTCTTAAGCTTCCAAGGATGTCATTTGAGATTAACTCATTTGAATATGATTCAAATGCGAGAGTATCAAAACATAAGAATTATACAAAGGTTATAACAGGGGACACATTACAACTAAATAAATTAGGTGCTCCTGCAGTATATAAGATTGGATTTGAGTTAAATATCATGGCTAAGAGCCAAGACGAAGCATTACAACTATTAGAACAGATTTTACCAATGTTTCAACCGGAATATACAGTAACAATAAAAGATATCCCTACAATGGATATCACAACTGACACTCCAATTATATTGGAGAGTGTCGATACTAATGATGATTATGAGGGTGATTTAGTTACGAGGAGAGCTATTGTTTATACTTTAGGTTTCTCAACTCGTATTCGTTATTATAGAGGTATAGGTAAGAGCAAACAAATTCTCCAAACAGAAGTTGATTATTCAGAGAATGTTGATCCTACTACTCATAAATTTGAGCAACAAAAGATAGTAGGTACAACAACATCTGACGGTGCTGGTGGTTTTAAAGAACCATACACTGAAACGATTAACTTTTTTGACGTAGAAGATTAGAGGAGAATTAAATGTTTAGATTTAACGCACGCTTAGTAAGGGTGGTTGATGGAGATACCATTGACGCAGATATAGAATTAGGTTTTTCTGTATTCATGAGAGATAGAATTAGATTAATGGGTATAGATACACCTGAAAGCAGAACAAGAAACTTACAAGAGAAATCTTGGGGACTTGCTGCTAAACATAGATTAATTGAGCTATTGGCAGAAACTGATGGTGAATTTACTTTAGTTACAGAAGATATGGAGAAGGGTAAATTTGGAAGAGTACTTGGTACGATTGAGATAAATGGTAAAGATGCTAACCAAACTCTTATTGAAGAAAATTTTGCTATACCATATGAAGGTGGTAACAAAGATGAAAGCCGTACAAAGTATGGTGTAATGGAATTATGGAATACAGATTATGAGAACCCACAAGAAC